CTGATGTGGTGCGTTCGTTCTCCGCGCATGGCGTTGACCTGCGTCAGGCGTTCTCGATCGGTGAATTGGGCACTGTGCTTGACGAGGCCATTCAGCAGGCGTTGGAGGATTACGACGAATGCGTGAACGATGAAGCGTATGTGCTTCAGGGAGGCGTTATCGGACGCTTCAAGGACGCGGTGCTGAACAATGTGCTGCGTAAGGCGGGCGGTGAGTCGGAATGATTACCGCGATCTACCGTTATGAGCGTTTCGACCCCGCCACCAACACCGAGTTGTGGCGGCGTATACCACGCTGGGAGCTGCGTCTCATATGGCTGAAGGCATGGCTTAAACGCGATAAGGCGGCTCGAATCTCTTACGGGGCTTGGCTGTACGCCAATGCTTCAGGCGGCGGGCAATGGTTGGCCGCTGACATGTTGGACTGGAATCAGGAGGTAATCAATGGACGCTGAACGTATGAGAGCCGCCTTGCATGAGGTGTGGAAATACTATGACGAGGCGGGGGAGAGCGGGGAAAGCTATATGCTTGACCCGGATAATCTCGCCAAGTTCGCCGCCGACCTATGCAAGGAATACGAAAAACACTGATACACTGGAGGCCACGGGACTCTCTTGTGGCCTTCTGGGAATTAGCGAACCAAGTACAAGAGGCATGATGTTTCGTCATGCCCGAATATTCTTTCAGGAGGAACTATCATGTCCATCAAAACCACCATCGTCCACATGCCCAGCGGAAAATGGCGTTTGGAAACCCGTCAAGGCGCATGGCCGATAAACCGCAATTGGAATGGGTTCAACACGTGGCCGGAATACGATCACAAGCCTACGAAAGAGGAAGTGGATGTGTTCGCACGTGAACTGTTCAAGGCCATGTTCGGTGTGGAGCCGATATTCATTGGTATGGAAAATGACGAATACGAATACGATTCACGTGCCGGTCTTTGACGGATAAGTGGAAAACGTGGGCCCGATTATACGAAAACATGCTTTTCATTCACTGAAACCCGTGAAGATCAATAAAAAATAGATTTTCACGGGTTTCAAGCTATGATAGGCGTGTTATAAGCCGCCGCTGCCTCTCGTGGAAGCACACTAGGACGGCATTCTTATTCCCGGTAATCGTCGTAGATCTCAATATCGATGGGATACTCTGAGTAACCGGTGTCCTGCACGACGATACGGCCTTCGTTCGTATAGACGGTCAACGGGTCATCGTCCGTGATCCACTTCTTCTCGATGCGGGAGCCTTTCTCGGTGACTCCTTTACTTAGTTGGCGTTCAAACGGTTCGTGGACTTCCACGAGACGAGCGTTCTTGTAAGGCGAGTCATTAGGGGAAAAGAGGTAACTAGTTCGGTCGATGATGTAGCTCATTGTTCCTCTTCTGTTGTTGTGACGGCATCGGCCAGGAACTCCATAACGCAGCGGAACAGTTCGGATTGCACGTATGCGACAAGCTCATTTGAGACCGTCATGTGCTTGCATGCCTTGGCCTTGTGCCGGTATCCGAGAATCTCGGCGTTGTACAAGCCCATCGCAACATGCACGCACTCATGGCTGACGATATGCGGCAGCAGGTGTTCGCGGCTCAAATAGATCACGCACATGGGGGAGTTCCCGTATTTCACCACATTGGTCTGCGTGTCGATTGGCGCGGACTGCATGAGGGTAATTCCGGCTGTGCCGTTTTCGAACGCGGCATCTCCAATCGGCCTGTCGAGGTCATTGGATTCGATGGAGGATTCCACCAAGTCGATGCAGGCGGCTCTCCGCATGGTTTCCTCAGTGTCGTACACGCGGACTTCCACGCTGACCTTATGCGAGAACTCGGTCAGGTCGATGATGCAGCGTTCGTATGTGACATTCTCCCCCGCCTTATGAGAGGCGGGGGCTTCTTCCGTGGTACCAAGATTGATGCTCATTGAGTAATCTCCCTGTGTCCGAGGAACTTGTTGACGAAGAACGTCTGACCTTTGCCCGTGACTTTCGGCGTCTTGTTGATGGTCGTGTGACCGTCCGAGTGAACCACGGTGGTTTCCTTGATCTCGAACAATCCCAATTCCATAGATTTCTGCGTGGGCATGTTGCGAGAGCTGCCGGTTTTCATCAGCCATCCGTTGTCCCTCAGCCACGCGAACAAGCGCGTGCCGCCAATATCCACGCCATTGCCTTTCAGGACTTTCGCCAAGTCGCCCACGAGGATGCTGGTCTTCGAGGTTTCCACAGCGTCAGCGAACAACGCTTTGGGACGCATCCGTTCGACCTGTGCTTGGGCCTTCTCCTTTTCCGCCCGCTCCTGTTTGATTTGTGTGGCAAGTCGGATAAGGAAGTCGGGTTCGGTGACTGCCTTTTCCAAAGTCGATTCGGTCATGTACGCACCATGCCTGCGAATCGATGGCAGCACCTCATGCGTCACCCAGCGTTTGAACTCGCGAGCCTCGGGCTTGCGGCTGCGTAACACGAGGGAGTACAAGCCGGACTCGGACACGAAAACGGGTGCCTTGCCGCCGTTCTGAGCAATATCCGTACTACGGATATTGGTGATTTCATCGGCATCGAGGTATTCCCGAATATGGTTGGTGGCCGTACCGAGAATGGCGCATACGTCCGCTCCAAGGAACCACGGGTTGCCGTGTTCATCGGTTAGGACACGCACCTGAATGCCGTTGAAGTCAAATGGTTGAATCTGATTGCTCACTTGTCGTCTCCTTCCTTGGATTGGTTTTGCAAAACCTGCATGATCTCCCACACGTCCGCGTCCTCCGACAAGCCGGACGCGAGACGGTAGAAATCACTGAACCGGTAAAGCGGATTGCTGTACGCATCCTCGCCCTGCTGGGGCAACTGGCCTCGATGTATCCAACTGCGCAAAGTGCTGCGGTTCACGCGCATTCCGCACGCCTTGATGATGTCCAACAGTTCGCCGCGGGTTCTCACCTCCTCCGATTGGAGGAGACGTTTCACCCGTTCCGCCCTGATGAGGGCTACCGGCATACTGAAACCGCATTTCGGGCATTTCGCCGTCTCCGCGTCCGCATAGCAGGAAAGCTGTCCCAAGCACTTGTCGGCCGGGCATGGCCCGTACAATACGGTTTCCCCGTCATCGTCCGTGAGGAAACGACGCAGCTTGCGTGTCAGACTGTGAACCAGTTCCGCGTACACGGGGGTGCTGGAATGCTCCATGAGTTTCGGATGATTGGCGATACGGTGAACCATGTCCGACAGTGGCGTGGACTCGGGCAGATTGATTTTCAGACTGCGCATCCACTCGTACAACGTGCCTTGCAACCCCGGATAACCGTGGTCATCGTCCGCGTACAGCAGATCATGCAGGGCTTCGCGCAACGGTGCGGGAGCGGTGCCGGATTGACCGCCGCCACCGTTCTTGTGCCCGTAGGCGCGGTTGATGCGATACTCGCACAGGTCGGGCAGACTGCGGTCCAACCATCGCAGGTCGCCGGTCAACTGGCTGGCGTGCTTGTCGCACAGGAGATTCAGATTCGGTTCGACGCCATGTCCGATAAGCGGTGACGGCGCGTCGGTGACGATATCCCGCCAGCAACCGTGGTAGCGGCAGAGCCTCGTAGTTTCAGTGGAAAAAGACAATACTGACCTTGACCTTCGGTTTTTTTGAAGGTCTCGGACGTGTCAGCAACTCCCAATTATGCCATCAAACCGGTCATGATTCAGCCGGACGGCGTGTCGCCAGAACCTCGTCCAACGCCACGCCCAACTCCGGATTGAAATCACTGGACTCACGCCGGCGCTTGGGTTTCGCGGGCGGCAAGCGCAGCGGGTCACGCGCGGCCAACGCCACCTGTCGAGACTCGTCCGAGGAACGGCCCATCATGCGCTGCCGGCGATACAACCACGCCTGATCTTCCACTAGTCCCAGACGTTCGCACTCCCGGCCTATCTGCGCTTCGGACGGTTTCGCACCGTTGCGCAGCTTGCGGACGATGCCGTTGATGTCGCCGGAACCACACCAGCGACCCGTGCTGTTGTCCGCGTAGAAGCGTCGAACGGCCTCACGCGCCTCTACCGCCGTGATATCCGAA